AAGGTCATTGCGGCGGTGATGCTACCCGCTGCCGTCTCGGTCATCTCCACCAGCCTATAGGTGTCCGTCACCGGGCCAGCCACCTCGATGACCTGCTGCGTTGGCCCCGACGCGGCGGCCACCTGGGTAAAGGAGCCCCGAGTGGTCTCGCCACCAGCTCCCGCGTCCGCGTCGGATTCAATGTCGAAGTCCCACGTCCCGGTGACCGCGGAGAACACATGCAGGGTGGCGATGAGCTTCTGCGTAGCAGATACCGCGCCGAGCTGGTACTTCGTCCCGTCAGCGGTGGCCGTGTACGCGGCCTTGGGAAGCATCACCCGGCCACGCCCCAGGTAGCCGCCACTCTGAGACTTCGCGCTGAGCCGGTACGGCAGCACGTCGCCCCATGCCGTCTCGAATGCGCTGTAGTTGAAGCTGTACGCGCGGAGGCTCCACGCTACCTCACTATCATCGGCGCCGGTCGGAGCGATGACCAGCGGCCAGGACGTGCTCGGCGCGGTGAGCTGGGTGAACTGCGGCCCGTCAAGAGTCGAGTCCCACAGCCCCTTCGCCTCGACGGCTACGGTCAGCGGCCCTGGATACACCGCCTCTATCGTGTCGCTGAACCGAGAGTCGGCATTCTCCTGCCGCGCCGCGTTCATGGTGATCTCGTTCGAGGCGCCGGACAGGTCATAGCCCCCGTACCAGATCACCGCATCGGTGAGCACAACCGGATTAGCCACTCGTCGCCTCCCATGACTCGGTGCAATCTCCGCACGTCATTCTGGGATTGCCCATCGTGCTCGTGTTCTGGGTGTCCGCCGATCCGCAGGCGGGGCACCGGGGCTCGTCGTCATCCGCCGGAATGAACCGGACGAGGATCTTGTTCTGGCGCTCCATGGCCTCAGCGATCCGGGACAGATATTGACGGAGCTGCGGGTCCACCTAACCCCTCGCCTTCTGCACTTCGTAATTCGCCATGTACACCCAGCGGTGGTTATCGTCCACGCCGACGCTGTGCGGCTCCCCGGCCATGGACTCGACCAGCATGTACCGTGTCCCCGACGCACCGCTGTACTCCTGCAAGTTGTCCAGCAGCGCATGAATCGCCTGCGCCTTCGTATTCGCGGTCGCCATCGCGGTGTTGCGCACGAGCACCTGGACCAGCGCCGTCTCGATGTCCGGGGCCGTCTTCGATGCGCTCATCACCCGCTCGGCGTCACCGCCACCGAAGTGGATCACGCACACCTGATTGTCGGGCTGCTCGGTGAAGCCACTCTCGAAGAGATCGGTCCCCGCAGTCTCCGAGGTGTTCGTGTCGATGTAGGCCAGCAGATCAGCCGCCACCGCGCTCATGGCTTCAGCTCCCTGTCGAGCTTCGCCTTGAGCCGGCCGGGGATCTTCGCGGAGACCTTGAAGACCTCCTGCGCCATGTACGGGCTCTGGCCTACCGAGTGGCTGAAGTGAACCATCTTGCCGTGGATCACCGCCTGCCCCACTTCCTGCACCGTGGCATAGACGTTCTTCTTGCCGGGCTCCTCAGTCTTGGGACCGCCCGCGATGACAGATGCCGTGATGCGCCCCGTCTTCTTCGAGTGCCGCACCTGTCCCGCCCGGATCGACTGCCGCAGTTCCCCGCCGCTCTTGGGACTGACCGGGGTCTGCGCCTTGATCTTCGGGACCAGCTCCTTCACCGCGGCCCTGAGCACGTCCTTCCCCACCTCCGCAGCCTTCGGGCCGAGCTGGCGGATGTGCCGCATCAGTTCCTTGTCGCCCGTGACTGTGAGGCGCATCCTCATCCAAGGATCTCCGTATGATCCAGGCCCAGCCCCTTGACGGGCCGCACCACTCGAATAGGCGGGGTCTGCGGAGTGAACCCGGACGGGAGCGTCAGCTTGCTCCGGGGATCGACTGCCACCCGCTCGGGGATCACCACCCGGAACCTCGTCACGAACTCTCTACCCTGAGCGTCCACGTCCTTCTGCACGTACGGCATGGCCTGAGCCTTGTACGTGACCGCAGTCCCGTAGCTCGCCACCTGAGTGGCCGAGACGCTCGAGAACGGAGCTATCGTCACGGTCTCGAAGAGTAGCTCGTCAAGAGCCGGGTCGAAGCTCACTTGGCTCGGCCCTTCCGGCGCCGGGGCTTCGGTGCTTCTTCCTCCGGCTCGGGCTCATCCTCGACCTTGACCCGCTTCGGCTTGGGAGACAGGTCCGCTTTCGTCGCCTCGCGCCCGTGGTCGTTCTCCAGCAGCCACTCGGCCCGCAGCGGATCGCAGACGTAGATGCTGCCGGCCTGCTGGCCCGCGTAGTCCTCGGACAGCTTGATGCGCTTCAGCCCGTCGTCAGCCATTAGAGCGTTCCCTTCTTCACTACGCGAAGCACCCTGTCCGCAAAGTCCTTCGTGTCTTCCGTGTCGTCCGCGTCGTCCGCGTCGTCATCTTTCGGCGGACGCCCTGCCCCGTTAGGATTGTTGGGCCGCGCCTCAGCGTCAGCCAGGTCCGGCGTGGCGTAGTTCGCCAGGGACATCACATAGACCTCGCCCTTGCCGTCAGCCAGCGGCGGCTCGCCCAGCAGTAGCGCGCGCCACCCGTCCACCGTGTTGAGGTGCGGCATCGTCTTGGCAATAGACAACTGGTACTCCTTGTCCGCCGGAGTCGTGTCCACGAACCCGAACTGGAGACGCTGGTCATACTGCGCCGCGAGACAGACCGTAAGCTGGTCCGCGAGGAACCGGCGCCGGGGCTGAATCAGGCGGCTCTCAAAGATGTAGTTGGACACCTCCGCGGTGGCGCGGTTGCTGCTCTCCGTGATCCCCAACTGCTCCGGCGGCATGCCCCAGCACTGAAGCTGAACGTCCCGCTCGAACTGCCGCAGTGGAACCAGCGTGAGATTCTCGAGGTTCATCTGCTGCGGCTGCCAGAACTTCAACTCCCGATTCGTGAAGAAGGGCGACATGGCCTTCCAGAAGCCCTGGAGCTTCTGCCGCCATTCCCGCTCGTGGACCTTGAGCTCCTCCGGTCCGGCGCCCTCGTCCATGACCACGAAGTCCGGCATGGCCTTGTTGAAGAACAGAGTCTTCGCATGTTTCGCCGCGAACTCGTCCGTCTCCACCTCGTCCGCCAATGCCCGCACAATCCCTGAGCCCCGCATGTACGGGTTGCTCGGCATCGGGTCGTGAATCCACACCATCTCCGACTGCGGAATCCGCGCGTGCCATGAGCCCCACGCCACCCGGAACGTGGGCTCCGTCGAGGTCGGAGTCTCCGCGATCCAGTGCGCCGGGATCGGCCAGAACTGCACCGGGGCGCCGAGAGCGTTCCGGCTCATCAGCCAGAACGAATCCCCGACGAGGTCAAGGCTGAGCTGCGTCACCCGGAACAGCGCGGTGCTCGACATCATGGGATTCGGCGCCTGCAAGGCCCGCAGCATGATGTGATCGGTAACAGGCTCGTCACGGTCCCGCCGGCTCAGGGTCCACTGGGTCTGCCCCACCTCGGCCGCTACCTTGCCCGCGACGGCCCGCACCCACGGCGTGGCCTCGTAAGTCTCGAGGAACTCCTGCGTCCCCCTGGTGGGCGGGTCGGTGTTGCGCCGGACGCCTTCGATCATCGTCCGAGCCGAGCCAGCAGCCGGGAGCACAAAGCCCTTGAAGCGCGACCAGAGTCCCATCAGACGCTCCTCACCCACGGGCGCAGCAGCCCGATAGCCCGCGGCGGCAGTCCCGGCTCACCCGCTCCGCCCTGCTCGCTGAACCGCAGCCGGGCCATACCCATTTGCTTCTCTACCACCGCGCTGTCGGTCTTGCGCTGCTGGTAGTAGGTCTTGGCTGTCTCGAGCACGGCCTGCTCCACGTCCAGGGGAAGGTCCTGCACGCTGACGGTGCGGCCCGTACTGGTCGCCTCAGCAGTCAGCGTGGACGTGGTGGCGATCTTCACAGCGGTCGGGGTGCCAGTGATGACGTGGCGCCCGTTGTTCGCACCGTTCGTGAAGCCTGACGTTTCGATGATGTCCCCGGCCTTGAGGAACCCGTAGACGCTGGACCACCCCGAGTCGGTGTCGTTGAAGCTGTCGTCGGTGGCCAGCACCTTGAGCGTTCCCGCTGTCACGTCGTACCCGGCCGGGATGAATCCAGCGGTGTAGCCCACGCTCCACAGCGGCTCCTCTTGCCCAACAATCGGAGTGCCCACGTCCCACAGCTTCCCGCCACCAGCCAGGCCGCCGAAGGATTGCGCCGTCCAGTCGAACCCGTTTTTCCGGTACAGCACCCCCTGCTGCTTGTCGCCCACGGTCACGTCGGTGAGGGTGTTGCTGTTGAAGGTCACCGTGCCGAGCGCGACCACCGGCGCCTCTTTGGTCAGGAACTCAATCCCACCAAACGCCGGGCCGAGCTCCGTGTACGTCTGCCGCACGAAGGTCCGGCCGCAGTACTTCTCAGCCGCCGCAGACGCTCGCCCGATGGCGTTGGTCATCACCGTGTCGTCTGTCGTGCTGGTCACTCCCAGGACAGACTTGAGCCGGGCCAGCGTGGTGAGCTTGGCGGTCGGGAAGGGCGTGGTGATAGTGAGTCCGCGCATGGTCTCAGCCCTTTCTCACTCGCTTGGCCAGCCGGGGGGCGTGCTGCTTCTTCTGGTCCCGTTTGGGGTCGTACACCACAGCCGTCCCGTCGATCACCATAGCCGACGCTTTCTTCA